TGGCTAAAGTCAATGTTAGACCGATATGATGATATTGACGAAGTGTTTGTGCAAAGTACATACTGGAATAGATGGTTAATGGGTGCTAGTAAAAAATTAGAATACGGAGACGGCACTGCAAGTGATATGTTTTTAGACGACCGATATGAGTGTCCTAACAACGATAAAATAAAGTACTACACTGACTGGAGAGCAACTGACGAATTTATTGAAATACCGGAGCAATGTCGACTTGAGATATTTGAAGAATATAAAGGTATTCGTTATGATGATCGTAACATTACTCCAGACTGGGCTCCTTTTCACGAAAAATACTCTTATACAAAACTGTATCACGAAAGTTTAACACACCTACAATATAGAGATTACAATACTGATATGTTTGTTATCAATGCATTGTGTAAAGAACGTGGTATTAAATGGTATCTTTGGACAATGAACGAAAGAGTTTACTTTCCAAAATACATCGATTTGTTTGGACCTTTAACTGAATGTGTTAACAAAGATATAAGTGCCGAAACGTTTCTTAAAAACAATCATAACATATCTATTGAGGATCATCAAATTGACGATGAACATTATACTCCCGAAGTACACAATTTGATTGCTGAACATTATTTCACATTTTTAAAAGAGAATAACAATGACTAATTTAGACACATTAGAACAAGCACAACAAGATGGTAGAGCTCCATGGACTAACGTAGAGCTTGACACCCGTGACTTTGTTGTATATAACGATATGTATCCTGTAACTGAAGGGCATACATTAGTAGTACCAAAAACAAATCATGAAGATGCTATACTAAAATGTTTTAATTTTGCAATTAGTATGGGCAATCAAAATATACAAACTAAAAATAACAATATTACAGGTTATAATGTAGGAATTAACATGGGAGAAAGTGCAGGTCAAACTTGCATGTATCCACATGTTCATCTAATCTTCCGTCGTGATGGAGACACGGAGGAGCCAAAGGGCGGCGTCAGAGGCGTCATTCCATCTAAACAACAGTACTAAGGAAAGGACTATGGAATTGAAACAGCAAATGGTTAGTGCGGCTCGCAAACACGCAGAAGCGGAGTTAGAATTGCACAAAACTAATATTGAAGTTTACATGCAAAAAGTTGTAGGCATTGGTGAACATTCTGATATTATTGAAACGATACAGAAAGAACTAGATCAAATGGCCGCGGCGCATGATCGACTTGAAATGCTCGACAAATATTTTGGCGGCGAATAAAAAACCTAAATAAGTGTATACTGCAATGCGGTATACACATTTAATAAGGGAGAAGTTAATGGATATTATAAGTATTGAAGGAATGCCCGTTGCATTTGCATCGTTGTCTAACAGCGATTTAAAAGACTTACAAGAATATTATCTTCCGGTTATGTTTGATATTAAGGAAAGCGACATGTATAACGGGTACTGTCGTATTTCAAAAAACGAACGACAAAGCGATAATGCTGAATTGTTTGTCAAATATAACGAAACCCTTAAACCTTACATTATGGATTATGTACAAAGTTATAACTTTGATTTTAGTTATGAGCTTAGTATGGATACTTGGTACAATGTACATGCAAAGCATGATCATCAACAACCACATAACCATATTGTAACAAATGTACCAGCATTTTCGGCTGTATGCTTAATAAAACAGCCCGAGGGAAACGGAGGACAATTATGTTTTCCGACTCCTTCTTTATCAAATCACTTAAAGTATTTAGAATTAGATCCTAACAACAACTATCCAGATTATTTTGGAACACCGGTTGAAGAAGGTTCGTTAGTGTTCTTTCCGTCATGTTTGTCTCATTTTGTAACACATAATCAAACAGATGAATTAAGAGCAGTGTTTTCTTCAAATATCAAAGTGAAAAATAAAAACTTGACAAAAACCTAAATACATTGTATAATGTAATTAATATTGGCAATCCACTGCCTAAACATCGGAGAAATAAATGAATAAAAGTGAAGAAATTAAGGCCCGCCTAGTACAGGCAAAGCAACGCTATTGGGCTGGCGACAACATCAGTGACGTATTGCAAGAAGGTGATAAAGAAGAACTTATCAACGAAGCAACTACAGCATTTGAAGGTGTACTAGATGCACTTGTAATTGATAGGTATCAAGATCCTAACTCTAAAGGCACAGCAAAACGTCTTGCTAAAATGTACTATAATGAGATTATGGCAGGACGTTATGACCCTGCGCCGCCTGCAACAGCATTTCCAAACGACAGCGATGATCGCTATGAAGGTATGCTAGTAGTACGTTCAGAACTTAAGAGTATGTGTTCGCATCATCACCAGCCAGTAGCAGGTGTTGCATACATTGGTATTATTGCCGCAGATAAATTAATTGGTCTAAGCAAGTACACACGTATTGCACAATGGTGTGCTAGACGTGGAACACTACAAGAAGAACTTGCAAACGAAATTGCACGTGAGATTCAAAAAGTTACAGATGCAGAACACTTAGGTGTTTACATTCAAGCAACACACGGCTGTTGTGAGAATAGAGGCATTATGGCAACTAGCAGTCTTACACAAACAACTGTGTTGCGTGGTGCATTTAAAGATGATGCAGGTACAAAGAAAGAGTTCTTTGACAATATTAAATTACAACAAGAATATGCTTGTGGAAAGTAAATTATGAAACTTAGATATTCAGAAGCGTTTTATAGCGTACAAGGCGAAGGTAAATTTGTAGGAGTACCTAGTGTATTCCTACGTACTTTTGGTTGTAACTTTCGTTGCATGAACTTTGGCTTAACAAATGAGCCTATGCGTGATGTAAAACAAAAACAAGGTATTATTCATAACCAAGAAGTTGCCGATCTAATTGCAAAAGATGTGCATAAGACTACAGAAAAATTTGAGGACTTGCCTATTATTCATACAGGCTGTGATACATATGCAAGTATCTACCCAGAATTCAAACACTTTAACAAACAAGCAGAAGTTGACGAAGTGGTTGAACATCTGTTGTCGCTTACTCCAGAAGGCAAGTGGACAATGGATAATGGACAGGACATACACTTAATTATGACTGGTGGCGAACCTTTGTTGGCGTGGCAACGATTGTACGTCGAATTATTCGAGCATCCACGTATGCAGGACTTAAAAAATGTTACATTTGAAACAAACACTACACAACCTTTACACGACAGTCTCAGAGACTATCTCAACAATAGCGATAGACTTGAAGTCACTTGGAGCTGTTCCCCAAAACTTAGTGTCTCAGGAGAACCTTGGGAGACTGCTATTAAACCTAATATTGCTAGTGAGTATAGCAGTGTTAACGGTAGTGAACTTTATCTTAAGTTTGTTGTGGCTACTGACGAAGACTTTGATGAAGTTACAAAAGCTGTGGACGCTTACAGAAGTGCCGGGGTGGAATGTCCGGTATATCTTATGCCGCTTGGAGGACGTTCGGAAGAGTATAGTCTTAACGTTAAAGATGTGGCGGAAGCGTGTATGGAAAGAGGATGGCGATTTACCCCCAGACTTCACATATCCTTATTCGGAAATGCATGGGGCACTTGATCAAGTGGAACAAGAGAAATTAGACAATAAATTGAAGGCCGTAAAAGATCCTTCAGATCGTATAAGAAAGGCAGGATGGTAACTATGGATTGGAATAAAATTAAAAAAGCACTAGGTGTACAACCTAAAATTATCAAGGAGCCTAATGCTAAAAAGACACAAGAAGAAATTCGTCGAGATGCATTAGATGCAGAAAAAGAAGCGGCTACTAAAGCAGGAGAACCTTGGGTTGCTGTATTAGATACCCAAGTTAATCCCGATAATATTAAGAACGGTTTCTTTGAGCTTGACTGGAACAACGAGTTTATCGAGCAATTACTTGATGCAGGTTATAAAGGCGAAAGTCAAGAACAAATTGTTGACCAGTGGTTTAGAACTATTGTAATACAAATGCTAGATGAAGAAGGTTTAGACACTGATAGAGGTGCAGGATATATTAATGTTGTGCCTATTGACAAAGGCAAAAGTGAAGTATCTTAATGATTGACACAAGCCAGATTTGGTGCTATAATAGTACTATAAATTATACAAAGGCAAAAATATGTTAGAATTAATAGGCATTACATTGTTAGTTGCGTTCGTACAGAATGGCGACATTTTTTCATTATGTGTATCGGGGTGTATGTAAATGGCGACTCATATATTAGTAGATACAGCTAACACATTCTTTCGTGCAAGACATGTAGTGCGTGGCGACATTGACACTAAAGTTGGCATGGCCCTGCATATTACACTTGCAGGTGTTAAGAAAGCATGGAATGACTTCGATGCAGATCATGTTGTGTTTTGTTTAGAAGGACGTAGTTGGCGTAAAGACTTTTACGAACCTTACAAGCGTAATAGACAAGTTGCTCGTGATAAAATGACTGTTACTGAGTCTGAAGAAGATAAAGTGTTTTGGGAGATTTTCGACGAGTTTAAAGACTTTGTTAGTACAAAAACTAATTGTACAGTTATGCGACATCCACAACTAGAAGCAGATGACTTAATTGCTGGTTGGGTACAAGCACATCCTAATGATAACCATATTATTATTAGCACAGACGGTGACTTTGCACAACTTATTGCACCTAATTGTAAACAGTACAATGGCATTCAAGACGTTACTATTACACATGAAGGTTACTTTGATAAGAAAGGTAATCATGTAATAGATAAAAAGACTAAAGAAGCTAAGCCTGCACCTGACCCTGCATTTATGTTGTTTGAAAAGTGTATGCGTGGTGATACTAGTGACAACGTGTTTAGTGCTTATCCAGGTGTGCGTAAGAAAGGCACTAAGAACAAAGTTGGCCTTATTGAAGCATTTGCAGACAAAGACAGCAAAGGCTACAACTGGAATAACATGATGCTACAACGTTGGACTGATCATGAAGGCGTAGAACATCGTGTACTAGATGACTACACACGTAACGTTACACTGTGTGATTTGACTGCACAACCTGCAGAAATTAGAGAGATAATTAATAATACTATTGCAGAAGTAGAGCCTAAAGATGTTACGCAAGTAGGTATGCGTCTTATGAAGTTCTGTGCTAAGTGGGATATGCAACGTATTGCAGATCAGGCCGCTACATTTGCAATTCCATTACAAGCGAGGTATTCAAAATGAGCGTAGAAGCTAAAGAAATTTTAAAGGATAAATTTTGGATTGTTGAGTCTAACGGAGAACGTTTTGGAACGTTGAGCGTTAACGAAGAAAAACAATATATGCTTACTAACGATGAAGGAACACGGTTTTTCCCTTCAGTAAAAAAACTAAAACAAACTCTTAACACAGAGATATCATTTACTACAGCGTCTGAAGTTGAAGAAGTATCAGATAAAATTGTACATGGATATGCGACTAGTTGCACTCCTTATAATCCTATGTATGATGTACAGAGAAAATTACCTTTGTTTACAAAAAGTGAAAAATCAAAAAGTTTATATTGTGCTGGTTACTTTATTATTAGATTTGACAAAGGCTGGGTTAAAAGTTTTTGTCCAAAAATGATTACTGTTGAACGTTATGAAACACAAGGCCCATTTAAATCTGACATTGAAATGAGGCAAGCTCTGAGTATTGCTAATGCAAGGTAATGTTCTTTTTGTAGGCTGTAGTCATACCCAAGGATACTGGCGGAATGCACTCCTTAACAAAGATAGCATGTGGCAAGATAACAATTATGCTAAAATTTTTGCTGAAGATTTAGCTGATTCTCAATGTTACATATATGCACAAGGTGGTACTCCTAATTCAAAATATCCTCGTTGGATCAAACATATGCTTGATACTCACAACAACATTTCTAAAGTTGTTGTACAGTCAACATACTGGGATCGATGGGTAATGGGTACAAATAAACTTGTAGACTATGCAGAAGTTGATGTTGGGCATTTTACAAGAGAATTTTTAAAAGACGACAACGTTATTTGTTACGATGATTTTAATACTGTTGATTTTACTCACGGTGAGTGGAGTGACAAAATTAAAGTTTCAAGTGTTCGAAAATACACTCACGGAGTACCGTTGTTAGAAGGTGGTATTCGTTGGCAAGGATATGACGATAGTTATATGCACATGAAGTTTCATACAGAAGTATGTACACATCTCACACACCAACAATACTGTAAAGATATAGCTCTCATCGATCATATGTGTGCAGAAAAAAACATACCTGTATATGTATGGAGAATTAACGAAAGAGTAGATTGGCCTGAAAAGGTTGACCTGTATAGTAATCTTAATAATACAAAGTTTTTAAGACAACCTGCATCAGATTGGATAATGAAACATCACAATATAGATATTGAAAAAACAAAGGTTGACGAAGAACATTATAGTGTCGACACACATAAAATAATTGCACATGAATTTATTCCGGAGTTAATTAATGACTGATCCAATAAACACATTACCATTACAACAATTTATTTCAACTGTTAAGTCTGCAGATGCAAGCAATGCTAGAGAAATAAAATTAGATACTCAAACAGCAAAAAGATTAGCATTTACCTTAGGTGAAGTTTTAGCACGTCTAAATGGCGACCTAGAAGATCTTCTAATTAAAAAGGCTTCAGGCGAGGACGATAATATTGTTGTTCAACTTGGTAGTTCGGAAAGTAATTGGAAGTAATTGTCAATTGTAGGATTTTCTTCTGTTAAAGGTTCATGGATTTATACCTGCCATGTAGTAAAAGGAAATCGTTGTTACAGCATACCTTTAATATATCCAGTATACATAATTGTCCTAGTTTATTGGAAATTTTTAGTAACAAGACGTCTAAAAAAACGTTTAAATAAACTGCGTAGATAACTTAAAAGAGATAAATATATGCGTATATTATATTAAAGGATACGCATATGAGTAGACCAAAACCAACGGTTCTTCTTGAGAACATAGATAAGAAAACATATAAGAGCGAACAAATTCTTAAAGCAGAAGCTATCTGGGCTGTGTTTTACAAGGACGAACCTTTTAATCTAAAGAGTTCAAATGTTTTAACTAACTATCCTGGTCCTAAGTATAAAAAAACAAGTTTCTCTAATCCAGGACATGCACACAATCTAGCTAAAAAGCTAAATGACATGTTTCATTCGGAAGAATTTTGTGTTATGCGAATGACAACAGGTGATGTAGTTGAAGAAGAATGAACTGGAAAGAAACATACACTAAAGTCTTTCTAAAGCAACTTAATAAAAGTACTGACCCAGCAACTGTTAAACAATATATGCCGCTTTGGTGGAGAAATACTCGAAGTAAGAATA